TAGGAATCTTCTTTCGAATATAGGTCATAATTATTAAAATTACGGATTGCTTCTAATAATATATGGTCGGTGTTGTCCATTAAATGGTGATAATCACCACCTGTATGCCATGGATATAATGAATGGAACCGTATAATATCCCAATATTTTTCAGATAATCGATGGCCTTTATTTTGTTTTAATACCAAATATAAATATTCATCGTGTCCAAAAGATATCTTAACATTCTTTAATCCACAGTTTGGTTCATAAATGCCATATTTTGTATTATATTGTGGATTCGTATTGTCGGGATTATTGTGCATGGTTGTATCATATAATACGATTGATTTAGCGAATTTGCATCCAACAGGGAATGTATCCCCAACAATAGCCCAACCAGGTTCATTAAATTTAAATAGAACTTTACCAATATCATGTATTAATCCGCATATTTGTAGTTCTATATTATTTGGGTGGAGTTTTCTAATACGTTCTGCGGTTTGGTAAGCATGTACGGAATTTGGTAAATCTAAATCCGGGTCACTCTCGTCAATGAATTCATCCATCATCCGCAATGCTTGTTTCATTGTCATTTTTGCATTATTTAAAGTATTATATTGGAGTCGTTTTTTATCGACAAATTCCACAGTTTGGCGAGTATGTAATTCATTATAAATATCATATTGTTTGGAATCATTTTCATAATGACGTAATTTTGAAAAATTAATAACATTTTTATCCACTAATGATTTTTTAATAGCATCACATATTGATATTATTAAAATGCTACTTTTTGCATCTATATTAGTTGTCAATGGAATTTTATGGGGATCATTGCCAGATTCTGATTCTGATTCCAATTCAAACAATCCTTCACAACAAGCTACTTTGATATGATTATGAGTATTATCCTGTGATATATTTAATATAACTATCTCGTTATCATCATATTGTATCATTATTTGTATAGTATTAAGATATTCGAATGCGATGGTGCGCTGCGGCGTTCTATTATCCATATACATACATACTATGGCTATATCGTGTGATATATCCTCTATATTACATGTGCTGGTTAATTGTATGGATTTAATTGACTTATATCGTAATTTTTTATGTAAATTTATATATTTTTGCTGATTTTTCTTTGGTAGAATCATAGAAAAATTGACGTTATTTTCAGCGGCCATTTTTATAAATGTCGATATAATATCTATACTAATCCCTATAAATGAATATAGACAAACATGTTTTCCATGTGATAGACATGTTGATATAGTATCATAGTTATAATGACATAGAATGATGGTATCGATATTATATAATTTATTAATATTAAAAGACGATTTATAGTCACATAAAATATTATATTTTGTTGAAAGTATTATATAATAACATTCATTCGCATCAATTATATAACGAATATCGTATAATAATGGATTCTCCACTATCTTTTCTAATATATATTCGTTGATGCCAATAATTGCGATTTTCATTATGCTATAATAAGTATGAAAGATAATTTTGTAAAAAAAAAATATAATATAATATTTTATAATTTAGGAATATTTATTAAATTAAATGAATCTATATTTAATTGTGATAATATTTCAATATCGTTGGTTGTAGCTATAACTTTTTGATTTATCCATTCATTAATATTATCTAAATTTAACCGTTTTTTTATAATATAACCATTCGTAATATTAGTATTAATTAATATTTTATTGGAATCAATGCCATATAATATAATTGGTTTATTATCATCGTGACACATATAAAATTCTAATTGGTCTATAAGTTCTATAAGTTGATACATGTTCATTATAATAATATAACACTTAAATTATTGAATTATGTCGTTTTATGATAACATATACTATACATCATAGACACTCACGTATATTATTTCAGAGGATTCCCTGATGGTTCAATTGAATTGAATTCAATTCAATGGTTTTCACATATTTGCCAATTTCGCCCATGAAAACTATATCATTAAAATTCGATTGTTCCCCGTGTTCATTGGGATTCATATTGGAAACCTCGGTAAGACGAATGAACTTTCCAGATACATCGGTATATACGAACAATTTCTGGATGTGTTTTTCCTGTTCTCTACTATAATATCCGTATTTAGTGGTCATGATTGTAATGGATTGATTGGTCAAATATATATATATATATATATTCAATTTTTTTTTATCAACTACTTAACAAAAACTCTATAATAATATGTATTAGTTTAAAATGTTCTCCACCTTAAGCCCATTAGACAATAGATACTCCCACCAAGTTCAATCGGTAGCGAACTATTTTTCTTATGAAAATTGGATAAAATATCGTGTTCGTGTAGAATTACTCTACTTCGATTGTCTATGTGATATACCGAGTTTGAATATTAATGGAAATATTCTACGCCAAACATTTCTAAAAAGCGCCTTTAATATAAATGTTAATGAAATATGTAAAATAGAAAAAGAAACACTACATGATATTAAAGCAATAGAAATATATTTACGAAACGAATACGACCGCCTCTCTATCGGCCCTCCTCAATATAAGGAATTCATTCATTTCGGTTTAACATCACAAGATATTAATAGTGTGGCATTTAGTCTACAGTTAAAAGAATGTATTGAATGTGTATTAATACCGAAATATAGTAGTATTATTACAATATTACAACATAAATCTTATGAATGGTATAATATCATAATAATGGCAATGACGCATGGTCAACCCGCGATTCCTACAACTTTAGGAAAGGAAATTAAAGTTTTCATTGAACGTTTAAGTTACTGTCTGGAAAAATTAAAAAAATTTACGTATCATACAAAGCTTGGTGGTGCTGTGGGGACACTGGCGGCACACTACAAAACCTACCCTAATATAGATTGGGTGGAAAAGATGGATACATTGTGTCGGGGTATTGGTCTAAAAAGGTGGAATAATACGACGCAAATTACTAATTACGAAGATATAATTGAAGTTAGTCAGATTATTATACGATTAAATAATATTCTCATGGATTTAAGTCAAGATGTATGGCTATATATTAGCAATACAGTTTTCATATTAAAAAAAGAAACGGCAACTCAAGTGGGTTCATCCACCATGCCACAAAAAGTAAATCCGATTAATTTTGAAAATGCGGAAGGAAATTTACGCATAGCCAATGCTGGTTTAAATATGATTGTTGGTAAATTACCCATTTCTCGTCTACAACGAGACCTAACCGATTCAACCATTTTACGAAATTATGGTGTATATTTAGGTCACACAATGGTATCGTTACATAATATTGAAAAGGGGCTTTGTAAATTAGAACCAGACACCATATCCATACAAAACCAATTAGATGCGCATCCAGAAATTATGGCGGAATCGGTTCAGTGTATTTTTAGAAAACATGGTATTCCCAATGGATATGATATAGTGCGTCTCGCGACACAAACCTACAAATTTACTAATTTACAACAGTTTAAAGAAAAAATGATAGATGGAATTAGCAACACCGAAGCCATAAAGGAAATTATGGCATTGGATTTTGAGAATTATCTGGGTAATATAGCGCAATCAGTATTACCTTCGTAATCAGCATTTTCTATATAATGGATTGCTACAATCGGTATATTTGGTAATAAGTTTTAACATAATATAAAAACGATTTTCTAAACTCGCATTGGCTGGTAAGTTAAATAGTGTTTTATTTTCAGTATTATTTAAAAATATTTTAATACTGTCCCAGTGTATATTATCCCATTCTTTATTATCATCGGGGATCATCTCGACGGCACCAATGTTTTGGGCATCTATTGATTCGGTCATTTCATATTTTTTCAAAGCTAAATACATTATCAAAAATTCTTTAAATTTAGCACGCATAACATGATTATTGGGATGATTTAATTCACAACATTCCTCCGTTTTATTTTTAGTATAATCGCTATTTTTATTGGCTAACTGACTCATTAAATCCAATTGACCTCTTTCATTAATAGCACCATCGTTCATAAATTTTATTTTTTTATAACTAACAGAATTACTCATTGGAACGGAACCAGAACATGTTAATAGTTTTGGACAATGGTCTTTTTCACCAATAGAAACATTTTTGTCACATGCCGCTATAGCTTTGGTATAATTACAGGCCTGACATGTCTGTTTATTTACCCCAGCGGGTCGGTCACTAAATACGGCATCTCCTTCATTTACAGCTGATATGGTATCATTTGTATTTGGTCTATTTTTTAAACCATTCGGAATGGTCTCTGGTGTATAGTATATCGATGCTAATTGCGAATTTCCACCTATATTAAATTTTTTATATAACGACACACCATCAAATATATTATCCTTGGTATATGGATAATTTGGTCCATATACTGGTGCATTACACTTAACAACATGATCGAATTTTTCAGTATTATAACACCTTAATATAAACACAAGGGCGATCATAATAATCAAAATAATATTTATTACGTTTGTCATATATTATATAATTAGATAATTTAGTTATGATATCGATTGTTGAATTTCTTCCATATTTTGTTTTGAAGGGAGAAAATAAGGACAGTCTACTTTTTTATTATGTATAATTTTACTATATGTTTCCAATGATTGTGTCATTGTTTTTGTAATATATAGTGGGGCGCTTGGTTTTTGTACAGAGAGGACCGTTTTTAATAACGTTTCTAATATTTTATTATTCATTATAAGAATTGAAAATAACAAATATTGTTTCGGCAACGTTTTTAACATTTTAATAAAAGAGGCGATTTTTATAGCATATTTAGGATTTATAAAATTCATCTCTTCGGTATTAAAAATAAAACTAAAATATTCTTTACGGTCGTATATACGTAACCATTCATTTAAAAACTCGTCAAATTCTTCGCTTTTTAATAATTTTGTAAAATTTACTTTTACTAATGGGAAACTGGAATAATCAAAATTAGCAAACATAAATCGATATAGGTGTATATATTTATTATGTTTTATTTTCTAAAAAAATACACAGTTATTAGCATGATTTTCCTAACCATGGCGCTTGATATTGGTTTGCTTGTGGACTATATATATTCATATTTAAACCAACCGTTTCGGGGTGGGTAACATTTTCACTCATATCTTGGATAAATTCACGCGGTTCTTGCGGAAACATATCGCGCGATAATAGATTAATTTGATTTGTGTTTTTCATTATACCGTTTATATTTTCAATTTCAATCCCAAGATCCGATGGTGCTGAATTGGAATTAATGTTATTAGGAACAACGTTAACTGCGTCGTTTGTGAATGCCCGACTAGTATTACCAGAATTATTCACTAAAGTTTTTGCTGATAATAGGGCGTTTTCGGGGGTTACATTATCTGTGGGAAATACCGGATTATTTCTAAGTCCCATTATATCTTCATTATTTTCAGCAAAAATAGTATTCATCACCTGTTTATTATCATCAATAATTGTATTATGATGAAAAGCATAATAATTGGATATTGTAGTGTTATCAATTTCTGGTGTTGGTGTAGATAATACAGCAGCGGTTGGTGTAGATAATACAGCGGCAGTGGTTGTTGACGATAATACAGCGGTAGCGGTCGTGTCTAAAGGTGATGCGGTCGTGTCTAAAGGTGATGCGGTCGTGTCTAAAGGTAATGCGGTCGTGTCTAAAGGTGATGCGGTCGTGTCTAAAGGTGATGCGGTCGTGTCTAAAGGTGTTGCGGTCGTGTCTATAGGTGATGCTGTCGTGTCTATAGGTGATGCGGTCGTAGTTATCGGATTATTTGATATCCAACCAGCATTAAAATTATATAAATCATCAGCCTCCTGTTGTTTTATTTCATTTTCATAATCAGAAAATGTTATACTATCAATATTTTTTTTAGTTGCGTTTATATTAATAATGGTATTATTACGAGGATTTACCAGGTTTAATGAAAAATTTAGTTGCGTTGTAGTATTATTTAAATTAGTTTTCATTTGATCAATCGTCGCTTGAACTATTGTTGGTGTAAAAGATACCAATGCTACAATCGACCCACATAATGTTTCTACAACTATATCGGAATAACCGATTTCTGTTGTTATAGATAATAGGTTTGATTTAATTGTACTATTAATTAGTTCTGAATTAAATTTTATTATGAGACATTCATCCGGGTTATTCCCAGATGCAATATCATAATTTATTTTTATAATATTTTGCGGACCGGTAGTAGTAGAAACAAATGGCGCTGCTGATGTAGATTGGTCATTCGGTGGAGCGGTTGTATCTACGGGTGGGTCGGTTGGATCTACGGGTGGAGCGCTTGTATCTACGGGTGGAGCGCTTGTATCTACGGGTGGGTCGGTTGGATCTACGGGTGGGTC